TTACATCATTGTAAGTTGCACTTCATAAACTAAGTCTTGGGCTGACAGCAACACTTCTGACTCTTCGTCCGTTAGAGTGGAGTTAGACTGACGTAGCACGAATAAGTAGTCGAACTTTACAAAGAAATCGTAAAGCAGAGGCATGATATTAGGGTTTACTGTTGATATATATTGCTCAAGACTCTCGTTTGGTAAACAAGCATACTCTTCACCTCCAAGAGCCTCTACAATAGACACTCGAATGAATCGAAAAAACGGGTCTAGCTCTGGTGGGTTTACAACCATATGTACTCCCTTAATAAGTTAAGCTCTATTTTTGAGCAAAACCTGTAAGAGCTACAATGTCTGTTGCTCGCAACATCGAGCGAGTTAACACCAACTAAGCATTTCCTAATACTTCACCGACAAATGCTAACGATTAAAAGCTTGTTGCCATATTCCCTACATCCAAATTCAAATCGGTGCCCTTTTCACTTTTGACCTTCCTGACAGCAACTGGCTTATCCGACTTAATGGTGAGTGATACTTCCGATTTACTTTTCACCATTTGGCTCCCTAATGGACTGTATGGCGTATTTTGTTTGGTGGGTTGAAGACTTCCCGTTTGATAGGCGTGATAGCGCTGCTCGGTTTGGCTACGGACAGTTCGATTTCGAGTTTCATTGGTCGTAATACCAAGCGTCGCGTTCTTGTCTTCAATCCGACTCAGCTTGTTGGCTAAGTTATCGATTTCTCGTCCTGCTTCATCAGTTTGTATTTTCCAACCATCGGGGATGAGCGCCTCTGGTAACTTATTAATCAGCGACTTAAATTTATCCCACAACCAACCAATCCCTTCACCTATCCATTTAATCACTTTGTCTAAACCAATGAACTTGTCGATTAAGTACGTAATGGCAATCACTGCAGCCGAAACAGCAGCGACCATAAGCCCAATGGGGTTCGCCATCACCGCCGCATTCAGAGCAATCAACGCGACTTTGAAGATTGCCATCGTTGCTAGAATGCCTTTGAAGTTTTGTGTGACCCAAATGAGCCCTTTTCCGAGTAATTCAAAACCTTGATAGAGCCCATCCACGGTTTGGATGAGCTTTTCAATAAAATCGGTACGCCAAGCCTTATTTTTAAACTTTTCAGAGAATGTCGTGAACGCTTTGGTAGCTTTTTCCATGATGGGCGCTAATGCAGCAAACTTCATTGAACGCACGCTCTCTTCTATTTTTTGTAAGGCATCGTTATAGGCTTCGGCTTTCGCCGCGTCTTCCGCGGAGGCCCCTCCCCCTAGGTCATTCAACTCTTTTCTTGCCGCCGCTAACCCCACTGTTCCCTCTCGCAGCATAATCAACATCTTACGTCCATCATCACCAAATGCGGCATCCGCAAAAGCCATCTGTTCTTGTGGCGTTTTTAGCTGAGAGAACTCTTCAAGGAGCATTTCATAAGCCTGCTTAGTGTCCTTGGCGCTTTGGAGGTCTCGATGCAGCGTATTTCCGCTTTGCTTTAAGTAAGAGCCAAATGCGCCCGAGCCTGTTTTTTGCAGGACACCAAGACGTTTAGTGAAACGCATCATAGATTTTGAAAGCGCATCGGAGCTTACTCCAGCATGTTCCGCTTGAGATTGCATGGCTTGCAACTCTTGAATAGGTAAATCGAGATTGGCGGATACTTTAGCCAGGTTATCCATCTCTCCCGCTGCTTCATTTACTTGGGAGATTAACCCCGCGAGGCTAACCCCTCCGAGAAGTGCCGCCCCTTTACCTGCCGCTACCGAGCCTATTTTAGGAAACTTGATGGCTCTATTGAGCTTTTGAACGGGGCCCATGGCCCCTTGTAAGGTTGTGTAACGTCTACTGAGTTTAGCGATCTCCTTGCCGTGCTTCTTGTAGCTTTGGTTCAATCGGTCGTATTCGTCATCCAGCTTGTTGGTATTGACCCCCGTCTTTTTTAACTGCGTGTCGAGTTTTTTAAGGTGGGATTGATAGCTTTGCTGCTCTGCGTTGAGCTTATTCAACTTAGTTTGCTGTTTCACGATGGTTTCTGTGAGCGCCGCACTTGGGGTTTTGGCTTTGGCCGCTTTGACTTTCAAAGCCTCCAATTTTTCACTGACGGCGGCCGCTGCAAGCGCATTCTTTTCCATGGCTTTACGAGCACTTTTGAAAGCATTAATCATCCCCATCGCTGCAGAATCATCGGCTTGGCTTTTTTGCACTTTCTTAATGGATTTAGCGTAGCGATCGCTTTCACTGCTCATCCCTTTGAGCACTGCCGAGGTTTTATCTTTCATGTCCATGAGAACAGACAGTTTCATTTTCATTCTAAAACCCTTTTATTCGATCCAAAAAGAGAGCTATTCGCTCTCTTGGGGTGCCGGTTCGTGCCGTTGCCTAGCGAGCTCTCGAAACAGCAATAGGTCGTCGTAGCTAAGCCGGTCTATTTCGCTCGGAGGCCAATGAAAGACCAGTGCGATATCCGCGTAATGCTCTTCAACGTGCGCTATGACTACTCCGTTGCTACGAAAAAAGAGGCGACCGCCGTCAGTAATGGTGCCCAGTTCTCCGGTGGCATATTGATCATGTCGCGCTCATCCAAACTCGAAATCCGGGGCAGTAATCGTTGACCGGCTTCAAAATTCATCTCACAGACCTCAATCAGGTTTAACCCTCGCAGTTGTCCTGCATGAGGCTTACTGAGCTCTATGTTTTCCAACGTCTTCCCATCCTTTTCGATAGGAATGGCCAACGCCACCACTTTGACTTGAGATTGGTCTTTAATTGGGCTGGTCATAACCTAGCTCCTCAGTGAGTGTTTTTAGTTTTTTCTTCACGCCGCCTTTTTGAGGATCCAGTGCCATCACTCGCTCAAACATTTGGTGCGCCTTTTCCTTTTCGCCGTCTTCTAGGTACCAATCGCCCACCAAACGAAACATCTTCACTTTCAATGGAGCGTTTGTTGCTAGCTCACCGGCTAGCACATCGTTCACCGCACTGAGTAAATAGTCACGGTTATAGTCCTGACCGTTTCTATGCGCGTCATGAGTGTACTTAAACACGTAATCACAAAAACCCGTTTGACCATTCGCTTTGAAATTCAACGGGGTCTCTAATCCGCCCTCAATCGCGGCTCGAAATTCATCATGAATCGCTTCAAACTGGCCCAAATCAAAGTGCCACATATAAAAACACCACATCACGTCAAGATTGCCGTAATTCCCTTTATGGGTCTCAAGTAACCGTTCAACCACTGGACGGTACTTATTGATGAGCTCTTGTTTATAGGGATCTTTTTCTTTCGACCCTGACAGCGTTCTCAAGTAACTCTGGTCTTGTTTAAACGAAGCCTGAACCTCTTCCCAGGTCTTATCTGAAAATGCTCGCTGAACACAGACATTTCCTTCCCCTGCCTCAACGGTTTTCATTGTTTGCGCTTTGAGCTGCTGCGCATTTCGCTTCATCAGTATCGAGAACATGCTCAGATTCCTTATTGTGGGATAAGCTCTTCACCATAGAACAACACCTCCAGCTGCCCATCCTTCACCGCGAGGGTTAAAGGCTCCGCGGTATAGGCCTCTCTCAAGGTGTAGCTTTTGCCACTGTTGGTCTCTATCGTGAGATTTTCACCGACAAAATCCGCAATGGCCTTTTCATCCGAGTCTCCCACATGCACGATCGTGACTTTAACCGAAGGGGCTTTCTCATAAGACTCAGAGAAACCTAATGGGCCATCGTCTCCCAACACAGGCTCACGTTTTACGTTACCGAATTCGAGGTCAGCCCCCTCTTTAATGGGTAACCGCCCCAATGAGCCCGCATTAAGGACGGCACGACTGGTGATCTTTGTGGCCATAACTTATTTCCTAAATTGAATTTTACCCGCAACGATGACCAAGCCATTCACGAACTGCGGTGAATCTTGATAGTTGATACGCTGTTTGTTGTTCTCATCCAATTCCACAATGAGCGACTTTTTATAGCCCTCAAAATCTTGAACGATACCTTGGTACTCCAGCTCTCTATACAGAACCAACAGTTCCGTTTTGAACATGGTTGGCGTGACAATGGCTTGCCCTTTCGCAAACTTGGTCCCGTCTTTGGCGACCTTATGGCGACCATATTTGCTTAAAATTCGAGTGCGCTGCTTTTGACGGAAAAACATGGCTGTCGCTGGCGTCATCACGTCGAGATAACTGTTATCCGCGATCCCAAACGCATTTTCTGTATACGCGGTAACTGGTCGTTCAACCATTACCTCTTTCGCTGAATTCACGGTGTACGTGCTCATGCCTTCATGCAGTAACAGATTACGTTCCGCCCAGGTCCACTCACTCACCGCTTTCGAATACACCCCATTGAGTTTCAAGGTTTGCAGGGGACGGCATGGGTCAATCGCGAGTGACGGGGCGATCTGCCCTACCCAAGCACCGATCGCCGCGGCGCTCCCTAAATCTGTATTACTGGAGTCACACAACACGTGAGTGGGGAAAATATTAATAAGAGGGCAGTTGCTGACCGTTCCATACGTCACTTGCTCCGCATGAGTCCCGCGATGCGGAATATAGGCTAACCCAGGGATCTGATTCAGAGCGTCATAGCGCTCTTCTAGGAACACACCTAAGTCACGAACGCTGGTTTCATCATTGAATACACACATGATGTGGTGATATTGGACATCCCCTAAAGCAGCCAGTGCACTCGCAAGATCATTATTACTTACACTGATGGCATAGATGGGCATCGTCTCGTCCTGCTTACGAAACCACTTCACCATGGTCACAATATCAGAATCACCAAAGCGGTCTGCGGCAATGTCTTCATCCATACACAACGTCACCTGATTGGCTCCGACCTTTGCCCCAGCCACCGCCTGACCTATCACTAAAACCAACTGCTGGTCTTCGGCACTATTGGCAAGACTATTGTCGATTTCTATGTAAGTACCGGGCACGCGCGCATTTTTAGGTATTTCTGAAAAGCTGATACTCATGATTGTTTTTCCTTTTCGGTTGTCGGCTTCGCCGTGTCATTGACGAGTACCACACTGTTGTCCGCTAATCTTCGTAACCAATATGCGCTGCGAGGCTTGAGTTCCCCTCTCTTTTTGAGCGGTACTCGGGTTTGGGGATCTTTCACCAATAAGCCTGACCTAGCCGGCTTAATGTGGAAGGTGTTGGTTTTGTCCATTACACGCTGTCCTCTTGTACAAAATGCTCTGCAGCCATGGCCAATAACTCTTGCTCCAGCGCTCGTGTCCAACCGAGAAAGGTCCGTTTTGGCATCTGGTAATACCGTTTGGTTAACGTCCCACCAGTCCAACGTCCCACATTGCTATCAAAGAACCCGTTCACTCGAGTCGAGAATGACACCGCGGCTCCTTCGTTGTGCTCTTTAGCGATGCGAGCGGTTCTCCCCCTGAGCCCAACTTCAAACCCATCTTCGGTAGCACCGATTCGCAATGATCTCGCCAGGCCTAGCAACATATCCTTATTCTTGAAGGGATTCTTCGCATCCTTTCCTAGTCGAGTCTCGACAACGGTTCGTCTTGTTCGGCTTTGGTATGGGTTGCCATCAATGTCGCGTTGTCTTCGGTTCTGCTCTCGAAAAAACTGGCGTGCTCGATTAGCCATGCGCTTATTCAAGTCAAACTTATCGGTCGCGCTCAACACGAGCCTGTCTACCACCTGCCCCAGTTGCTCGGGTTGGTTAATGGTCCGCTCATACATCCGGCAAATCCTCCAAATGACCGACAAAATAGATCAATTCACCGAGCTCATCTTCCTCAGCTCTGCGTTCAAACGTACTTTCACAACGATAGCGTTCACCCATTTGTTGCCAATCGCCTTCTTCGTCTGCCACGAGACGGTACTCTTCACAAAGGTCGAGCTTTAATTTGAAATCGAAGCGCCCATTATCGAGAGGCTCCACCGCAAAAGTGGGCATGGCGAGCCCTTTTTCTGGGCGGAGGGGATCATGCTGGTTTAACCAACTGACAATATGCATAAACAAGGTACTTGGGTTGAGTTTGGCGTCTTGAACAAACACGATGCCGGTGTACTCGACTTCAAACCCGTCAATCGCTTCCCCCTGCGTGCAAAAAAGAGCACCATCTTCCGCCCAGACTAGGAGGTGTTTTTCATCAGCAATGTGACGCTTGAAGACATCGGTTAAGCTTTGTAACGCTTTCATTACACCCTCTCGAAACAGTAGGTCTCTTCCCCATGAAGCAACAAATCAACCGCTTGACGATAATGCACTTCACACTCTTCCTTCTTAGTACTCAACGCGGTTTGGCGCTCTGCCGCTTCAGCGGTGGTGTCTCCGCTCATCTGCACGCTGATCAATTGGGCGGCGGTCAACGCAAATACGGCTTGTTTATACAAGGTTTCGCCTGACTCCCTATCCCCAAATCGCGCTTGAGATAGCTCCGACAAACTTGCAAAAGGCGCGAGAGTGCCGTTCAACTCTGAATGCACTTTAATGCGCTGGACCTTAACGTGATGCAGAATACCTGCCTCTGTTTCATTACTTTGAAAATGGAACAGAGACTGAAACTCTGAGATTCGTAGAGCTGGGTATTTACCCGCTCCTGGCAGTTCAGACTTGTACGTTTCGTTTTTATTGCCGACAAATTCAGCCATCACGCCGCCTCAATGATTAGGAGAATGCAGGCCTCCAATTGCCCATCACCGTTAGCGCTAAAGCACCGCGGACATCGCAATAGGGCCTGCATTGGGGAGGGACTCGGTTGGAGCTCAGCTTAGTGCCAACCCCCATTGATCCATAACTTCACATTCTTAAACTCAATCGCCGCCGCTTTGCCCAACTCTTCAATGACGTAAGCGATGTTCATCGACTCAAAGTTTTCCACTTGATCTTTTTCATCGTTCTTTTTACCCATTGAACGACGGATTGACCCCTCTTGAATGTAAATAGATAGGTTGTCGTAACTCGTCACCATGATGCCTGTAGAAGGGAAACCGGGCACCTTCACCGCAGGTAAGCCCCCATACGTTCCGATGACCTGCAACTCTTGAATTTTCCCTTTCTCACTCGGCGTGTTTCCGTGCGCTTCATAGAACTTGGCTTTGTCGTAAGCCAATAGGTCGGAGCCAATGATGGCGATAAGGTTCGCGTCATTTTCACAGGCGTCATGAAGCAGGTTTTTTGTTTCTAAGACGGCCAAATCTAGATTGATAAAATCGCCACCTTCGCCAATACGCACCACCCCGTCTGTACTGCCTTGCGTGATAAGACGCTCAGTATTGTGGTCACGCATGGCTTGGAACCACCCTTTGTTGACGTCTTCACCATTCGGATTCGCTGCAGCATCGGTATTTTTAACCACACGCTCACCGTACCAACCAATCGTGATTTTATTCGCGTCAATTTGCTCACGAGTATGAGCCGAGATGATCGAATTAAATCGCTTATCGTGCGCCCAGGCATCGAGCTTGGCGTAACGAACCGCGGTATCGAAGTTCGTCTGCTCACACAGGTAAGGCATGGCGCCCATGCTGGAAAAATCTTTTGGCTTACGCTTACCATTACCAGAGGTGTCGGTGCGACTGGCAATCATGCCCGTCACCCCAAGACCAATCGACTCACCTTTTTGGTTTTTGACCGCAATGATGTTGATCTTCTTGAGGAACCAGTTGTCTTCACGCATTTGGCCAATGATTCTTTGGGTTCCATTGGGCGTGACATTGAATTTTTGCGTCGCATCCTCTACATCATTCTGTAGCGCCACGGCTTTGACGTAGTCATTGAGCTTGAGTTGAGTCTGTTTTTGCATTTGGTGACCTATTCCCATTCGTTAAAGATAAAAGAAGCGCTTACAAGTACCGAGCTTCGCCGCCATCTTGACCTGCGAGCAATCGCTCCTCCTCATCGGTCAACTGGCTGAATTTGTCAGCCAGCTCAGCCACGGAGTTCGATAACGTGTCGACTTTGTTTTCTAATGCGGTGACTGCTTCGTTCTTTCCTGGCGTCGCGCTTTCTTCGTGCTCAGACTCTTGCTCCGAGTCCTCGTTCGACAACTGAGTCATCAGTTGCTCTAGCTGACCACACAACACTTTGTTTTGCTCAATACTGGCTTCCAGTAGCTCTTCTGTCGTTTTGCTCATGTCATCGTCCTGTTGTTGTAAGCCAAGATCACTTTCTTCCCCTCTGAGCCAGCTTGTGAATCGTTGAAATAAAGACAAGTCATCATCCGATTGTTTTAATTGCGACTCAGCGTTAATGGTTTGCCCTGTGCTGACATGCACTTTATTTTCCCCAGAGGGCTCTACCGATAAGTGAACTTGCGTGGTGCCTAGTGAAGCCGGTTCATCTGTGAACGCGAGCCCCGTTAAATACGCTTTCCCGGTTTTAGCAAAATCTTCTACGAACTCGCATGACGTATGCAGTAACTGGCCATTTTCAATGTTTCGCAATAAATGCGAGTTGGGTTTGATCACCGCCCACAATGCAGCTTCACGCTTCTCGACCGATAAGACCGAGCCCCCTTTCCAACTCCACTTGAAATGGTCATCGTTGATTCGAGCGGTGTACTTTTGAGGGTCATACGTCTCTGCAATGTCATCAATCACCTTTTGAGATATATCGCGACCATCAATGGTTGAGCCTGCCGTTAAGATACAAATGGGTTCGGATTTAAACATGCTTGAACGCTCCTCAATTCAATGAACTCAATCTACCCAATGGCCTCGCCTTTTTGTATTGATGTCGATTCTAAAAGCTCGATATAGAAAGCTCATAAGCTGAGTAATCACCGGCGCTGTAGCACTATGCCTGCATGGATATCGATAATGGTGTTGCTCAAGACACCCTCTATACCGCCGAGCAAGCCAAAGCTTTGGCTCTCTTCTTACGCCAACAAAAACCGGCCGAAATCGCGGGCTATCTCGGTATAGCCACGCGAACGGTTCAAAGGTGGGTTGCTCAATTCAATTGGAAGGCACTGAGAGATGACACGCCCGTTGGGCTCATGCTTAAACAACGCATTGCCTACTTAATGTGGGTCGATCATAAGCTCGAGAGTCAAGAGCGTGAGCTGAAGATGTTGCTCGACCAACAACTTAAACGTGAAGAAGCTGAACAGCGACGCCAGCGTCCGACGAAAAACAATGACACGACGAAACCACGAGGACGCAAACCTAATCGCGTTAAAAATGATGTTTCTCATATTACGAAAGCCATGTTGGATGAGTACCGTGAGAAGACCTTCTTCGACTATCAAAAAGCGATCCACAACCATAAACATAATGATGAAATCAACGAAACTCGCTTCTACCTGAAGTCTCGCCAAATTGGCCTTACGTTCTATTTTGCCTTTGAAGCGTTTGAAGACGCAGTACTAACTGGCGACAGTCAGGTTTTTATCTCAGCCTCGAAGAAGCAGTCGTATATCTTCAAAAACTACATACGACAATTCGCTCTCGAGATTGGAGAAGTCGACCTGAAAGGCAAAGACGACATTGCTCTCAGTAATGGCGCCAATTTAGGCTTTATGTCAACCAACGTCGCGACTTCTCAAGGCTTTCACGGTCACATGTACTGGGATGAGGTGTTCTGGATCCCGCACTTTGCAGAGCTGGATGATTATGCCGGCGCCATGGCACTTCAGTCTCAATATCGAACGACTTATATTTCCACCCCTTCCACCATGGCACACGACGCCTACCCTAAATGGCGAGGTAAAAAAGAACACGATATCGACATTAGCCACCAAGCCCTGAAAGAAGGTGCTCTTGGGGTGGACTTCATCTTCCGTCAGATGATCACCGTGGATGACGCCATTAAGAAAGGCGCCACTTTCTTCAATATGGCGAAGCTTAAGCGTAAGTACCCCGTCAAAGAGATTTTCGACAACCTTTTGCGCTGTAAGTTTTTGGATGACAGTGCCTCATTCTTTTCGTTAAAAGCGTTATTGGCGTGTAAGACGGATTCCTCTCTCTGGAAAGACGTTGACCACAGTAAAGCTCGACCTGTTGGTTCGGCTGAAGTCTTAGTGGGCTATGACCCAAGAGGTGGTGGGCAAGGCGACAACTCCGACGATGCCGGTTTAGTCGTGGCGTTAAAACCGAAACGCAAAGGCGGTATTTTCCGTTTTATCGAGAGGCTCCGATTAAAGGGCTCGAGCTATGAACAACAAGCCGAAACCATCCGCGGTATTACTGAAAAGTACCATGTGGTTTATATGGCAATGGATACGAGCGGTGTGGGCTCGGCTACGGCTGAACTGGTTCGAAAGTTCTATCCGGCTCTGATTGAATTGGATTATTCACCGGAAGTGAAACGACTGATGGCGTATAAATCACGAGAAATCATTAACAGTGGCCGGTTGCAGTTCGAAGCCGAATGGGATGACTTAGTGCATTCATTCTTGATGATCCGGCAACAGACGACCAAAGTGAGCAACCAAATTACGTTTGTTTCTAACCGAAGCAAAATTGGGTCTCATGCCGACCTAGCTTGGGCGTCGATGCATGTGCTTCGCTGGGAGCCTATCGATATTAATAATGACACGGACTCGACTGTCGAGTTCTTCTAACTTCATCCGTGGAGAAACCCAATGATTGAGATTGAATTTTCTAATCCTGTAAGCGTGATGAATAGCGACATCCTCAGCTATTTAGAAGTGGCGCTCATCGATGGTCTATACGAACCTCCTGTGGCTTTAGATACCTTAGCGAAAGCCTTGCGCACTAACCCTATGCATGCCAGTGCGATAGAATTTAAACGCAACACCTTGGTTCTGGCCATCGCCCTAAGCGGGTTATTGTCTCGCCAAGACGCCAAACGCTTTATTCAAGATTACCTCACGTTTGGTAATGGCTATTTACAACTCATTCGGGGCAGACGAGGGCTCGGTGAGGTCCAAAAAATCAAACATGTCCCCGCCCTCTATGTACGCCGTCGTGAAGACTTAGGCTATACCTACAAGCCTAATGCTTACACCGATGAAGGACGGATTAATTTTAAACCTGGCCAAATTTTTCACTTAGCCGACTACGATGTGGCTCAAGAGATTTACGGCTTACCAAGCCATCTCAGCGCCCTGACCTCTATTTGGTTGAATGATGACGCGACCTTATTTCGCCGTCAGTACTACCGCAACGGCAACCATGCCGGTTACCTGCTCTACATGAATGAGCCTTCAATGAGTAAACAACAAGAAGACGCCATTAAACAGCAACTTCAAGCACAAGAAGGGATGGCTTTTAAGAACTTATTCGTGAATGCGAAAGGGAAAGACACCAAAGCCCCTGAGCTCAAACCCATCGGCCAAGTCGAGGCGAAAGATGCCTACAAAGACGTAAAAAATCAAACCATGAATGAGGTGCTTTCCGTGCACCGCGTGCCCATTGAGTTGATGAGCATTCGCCGTGAAAATATCACCTCACTGGATTTGAGTAAGGTCGATTGGCTCTTCCATAAAAACGAGCTCTTACCTTTGATTGATATGATGCAAGAGCTAAATGATGTGGTCGGGAAACCGGTATTCACTCCAAAAGACTATAAGACCTTAGAAATAGCCTAACGCGTTCAAGCTCGACCTTATTGCTGTTGTCCCGCTATCCATTGTTGTAAGGCCCTTAGCTGTTGAGCGTTTTCGGCACAGGTTTGTAAGTTAGCGACGTCTTCCGCTAGTAGTTCGGCATCGCTTTGGTAGTAAGCGGTTGAGGTGGCACCATCAGCGACGGAGGCGGCTGGCTGAAGACCGATCGTTCGATTATGCGCTCGCACGGCGTCGGAGCGGATGCGCAACCAGTCAGCATCATCAACCACACAACGCTTATCAGGGTTACTTTGTACATAGTGAATCACCTTCTTTTCTATCTCTCGATATCGAATGCGTATCTGAGGTTTTTGATTGACGAGCTGCACCGCCAATGTAAACGCCTCATCTTGTTTCTTTTCTATTTTGCCCCACATCACCTCTTGAGCTTGGTAAGCCTTAGCTTCTGTTGACACCACACCGTAGTCGTAAGCGTAATAAGCCACCGTGCCCAGAGTAACGATGGCAGCCACGCTTTTAATTAGGGTTAAAGATGGGACCCACATAATTACTCTCCTCGGTCTGGCCACCCATTCAAACACACGCGTTGCTCTTGGGCTCGACGTTTGGGAATACCGGCACAATGACTTTGCGCGAGCCGGCAATCTTTACCATTCACAAACACCCACCTTAGGTACTCGTTACACGCAGCCAAGCGCTCACCACGATTGAATTTTTTGAGTAACGTAGAGCGTGCAAAATGCCCTTCACCGAGGTTGTAGACAAAACTCACCATCATGTCGTATTCCCCTTGAGTCGGTGTTTGCGTCAAGTGTCGCTCTACCGCGGCTTCCGCTGCCGCAATGTCTTCTACGAAATACGCCGCGATTTGAGGTTCGGTCAACGCCGTTTCTGGCGTCACATTTCGAGTACGACCAAGCCCGACCGTCCAAACCTCCGCACTGCATTGGTAAGCCTTTAGCCGACACCCTTCTTCATTCGCCACATGCCGCAAGCCGTTCTCACTGGTGTTTAACTCAGAGTCGATATTGAAAACAAAAACCAGCACGGAAGCGACAACGCAGATTGTCCCTTTGATGACTTTGGTTTTAACACTCATGGGGCACCGTTGTCTTTTACATTCAATTTGTCGAGTTTGGCCTGATTGAGTTTGGTCGCAACGAAATAGTGACGGATGGCCATGAGGCCAGCAACAATACCCACAGCGACCGAGACCACTTGTAAAATGTCGTTCACTCCAAAGCTAATTAACGTCGCACTGAACGACGTCACTATTTTTTTTAACCCCGTGACATCCAATAATGATAGGACGACGTTTTTTGCCCCAGACTCATTCATTAATTCCTCTCTCATCGCTGATCATGAGTACCTAAAAAGCATTGTATCTCGCGGCTTTTTTATGAGTACTGATGACCGTTCTAGGGGAGGCATATAGAAGCTTGGCAAGTCAGAGTGCGCTGAGTCTCATTTAATGTTCACCTAATCCCGATAACTTAGGCCGGCCGCACTGCGGAAAATCCGCTTGCTGAACGTATTCGATTAACAACTTCCGATCGCCCAGTAATTGGTAATATTCCTCTTCACTGTGGGTCGAGGTTCTAAGCTCTGAATAACGCTCGTCGATGAGTTTGTCAGCTTGGTACTCTGCAATCGCAGCGTTGGTTTCGTTTAACCTCGTGCGCTGCCAGTTTTGTTCTTGAATGGCATTGATTTTCGCTCGCTTCACCACCTTACCGTCTTGGTAACCATACTCACTCAAATTCTCCCATAACCCTTCGGGAAGCGCTTCGGTAGGGAGAGTCAATGATTGTGTCACACTGGCATGTTTGACCTGGCCTAACGCAATGATGTCATTATTTTCATTGATATTGATTATCGTTTTTGTCATGAATCACTCTCCCAAACATCATCAATTTTCACCTCAAACTTAGACACGACGCTCGGGTGTGGGCCGTAACTGTACGTAACAAAACTTAACTTTTTTGGCGTGTCCCCCTTATCCGTAGTGATAGGCACAACAAATTTGTGGGCGACCCCATATCGAGCATTATTTATGGCAGGGACGATAAAAAAGAGGTGTGCTTGGCCTTTTGGAAATTTAGTCCCACCGCTGACCCGATCATGGCAATAAATGGTCATCCCTATATTAATCAGTTCGCTGGTCATGATCCGCGTTTCAATTTCAATGAACTTCACTTTGGATGCGGACGCTGGGAGTATCCACTCCGGTCTTGGTGGAATAACAAGGCCCGCCACATCCATGACTAAATTTTCGGGATATAACCTTTTAGGTTTTAGCACTAACGGTTTTGGCGCCGATCTTAACTTCTTGGGCGTGATGAAGGTCGTGTCGTCTTCTCCTTCATTGACTTGTTCATTTTTTGCAATTTTTGCAATACCTGCTCGTTCTTCCGTCGCACTCGGCGTTCCCATCAGCTCAACCGTGATGTTGTCAATCGTTGACGCGGCGAGGTTAAGTTCACACGCTTCTGTCACAACGGTATCTCGTTGCTTGTAGGTAATGACGTCTCCGTTTCGGCTATCAACAGCAAACAAGGTCCCATCATCTAACCAGTACCCTAGCTCTTTCCCCTCGAACGCTTCCTCTCCATCCCATACGGTTTCGAAATGCAGCTGGCCAACACCCACTACCTCACCTCGCGTGATCGCTTTACGCTGTATTTCGTTACGTAATGCGGTTTGATCTGGGGTGGGGATATACCCTTGAGTACCAATGCTAATTTCTGCAATCTTGTAACGGATACCCCGCTCACTGGCACGAACCGAGGCCGCAATTCCGGCCTCTGTAATCAATAAGCTCATGATGTGACCTCGTATTTATGTACATTTCTAATATGCCGATAGTTCGACATGTGATGTTGAACATCGAGCGTTGATTGGTATATCCAGGCTATTTCCGTGTGAGGTAAGCGATAGCCTTCAAACGCTTTCCAAGCCTGTCGGCTATGGTGCCGAAATGAATCACGCAATGAGCCGTAAATGAGGTTTGGTTGCCTAGCATCATCAAACACCCTCCCACTTCCTTGGCTCGCAATGGTATTGAGTAAGTGTTGATAGTCCGAAACCTTCCACCCAAATGGGCGTGTCTCCAAATCAGTTAACAATGACAATTCAATGTCGTCATGCGTTTGCTTGAAGTCTTTCGCCAGACCATCTATCACCTGCTTGAGCACTTCATTTTCGGTGTCTTGCCAATAGCCCCCCTTAGGCAGGAGTTGACGAAACACATCCGAGAAATCACCGGTACGGTAGTCAATAATTAAGTCAGAGGTGTCCATGTGATCTCTCCTAATACGTGTATTTGAGTTCTCTCGATGGCCACTTCACCGACGGGGGATTTCACTATAAAATTATTGGTGATGGCTGACGTGGTTAACACAATCTCCGTATTCGTTATCGACTCTGATTTTTGGGTCACCGTGTCCATTTTACCCATCTTACTTTTCACCAAATTCTTCAACGCCTTGACCACATCCTCTCGAACCACTCGATCTTCAATACCCTGTATCTCGATATTCAGTGGCACCTGCTCTGGTTGCTTCGCCAGTGGATGACAACCCGCTAATCGATTTTCTTCAAACGTTTCTTGAACCCGATTAAGGACTTCCACACTGACCGATGGATCGTTCTGACGGGTCCCAATATAAACCTCAACCATGCCACGCTCCGGCGTATTATCGAGTGCCCAAGCAAAATCGACATCAGAGTGTGCCGATTTGGCCCACTGCTCGTAATCTTCCGATTTACCAATTAACTCATTTTTTTCAAACGCTGCAATCACTCGCGGTCGCCAATGCTCAAGCACTTCCATGTCCGCGCCCCCTTCAATGCCTAGGCACTCAACCGTATTAGGATCAATACCACTCAAGCCTTCGGTTAGCTTCAAGGTCGCACCTTGCGGTAAGTTACTCTCTTTACCTGATTGCAAAGCCATCACCTCAACGGGCGCGCGACTGGATTGCGGTCTGGTGGTTTCATACTCATGACCTGAGTGAACTAAGCGCGTTCCTTTATTGATAACAACGCCGCCATCCAGTTCTCTGAACGTGACGAAGCCTTTAGCGAAAGTAGGCAGCAAACGAGGGGTCTTATGACGATTGGCATGCAGGTATAACCAATCCTCAGAGCAAGTCTCAGGGTGCATTTGTCGAAACAACAAATCTTGATAGCCATACTGCCCATAACTCACCCCGGCAATCGCACTCGCTAGCGCATTAATGGCAGGGTTATTTTGACCGGTCTCTTCGATTAAATGTTTTCTCGCTCGCTCAATTAATGCTTGAAGACTGACTTGTGTGCTCATTGACTCACCTGTGCTAACGGAACGTTAAACTGCGAGCCATCCAACAAGGTGATCATGACGTTGCGCCCCATTTGATTTGGCTTCTCTCGCCAAACTGACACCTGAATGGCACTCGCATGCCCCTCATTGATTAGCCATGCGAGCGCTTCTTCATAAAAGCGTTTGGCCACACTCAAGGTTTCATCTGTTAGCTTGGTGCGTTTCAGCGTCCAATCACGTGAACCCACCACCTCACCCCACTCTTGACTCCACGTGCCGCCGCGCTCTGTGCTGTTCATTCTCGCTCGGTCGTTTTGGGTCGACTCAGCGTAGTTATACACACTCTGCAAAACGGCATGAGTCATCCCCTCTTGTGAATGTAGGGGCGACGTTAAAGCCTTAAGATTAAATTGACTCATTGATTTGGCTTCCTTGAGGTTTTAAGCACGCCGTCATCGGTGTAATCATGATCATGGCCTTCCGAGCTAACCCCTGCAAAGAGACCACCTTCTTTGCCCTCGACCTTCCCTTCTACTGTTAACTTTCCTCCTACAGAAACATTCCCAGAAAACTCTGATTCAGGGGCTTCCACTTTAAGCTTGGTTAACGTTTTCACTGTTATCCCATTCTCTGTGAAATGGACCAAATTGCCTTTATCATCGAGCATCGCCACTTCACCAGGTTGTAAGTCCATTTGATGGCGTTCATCCTCTACATGAACAGTGATCCCTCGCGCCGTCACCCCTCCAATGAAGACATTGTAGGTTCTAGCCCCCACCAAAGGGCGACTCATAAATCCATAGTTATGCACGCGTTTTATCTTGTCGTTAGTTCGGCCAGTCGCGGTTTTGATTTGCAATTGATTCGTCGTGGCGCCGGTGACTATACCCGTGCCAATCACGTTTTTAATTCGTGCCATTAATCGCTGTTGTTGCAGCTGCCCTGAACTACACATGGCTTTGCTCCTTGAATGGCCTGAAGAGTTCAATCTCGGTACGTGTCGAGTTTTCAGAAACGGACAATTCTAGTGACTTGATCACTAACATTTCACTGAAGTCCTGCTCTTCATCTTTCACTCGTATTACGCGGTTTAAGCCATCAATAGCGAGCTCTGGGAATACACCAGCAATTGAACTGGATGCCGTAAGGCTTTGAGCTATCGCTAAATTTTTCTCATGTTTAGCGCGGGATAAACATGCATCTGCCGTTTGTAGCTGATCGCTCACAATCGCCATGGTACGAGCACGCTGAATATTCGAGTTCGTGATTTGAGCGCTCGCCTCATCCCAGGCACCTTGCACATCAATGGTATGAAATTGCTGATTGAACGTGCGTTTGATGTTCATAGACTCAATGTTCTTACCGACTTCAAGACCAATGTTATTCATGATGGCATGTGCCGTATTTTCTATGTTCAACACCCCTCCACGTTCAACGAGCACGAACCCTTGTTCTCGAATTAACTGCGCGACATTTTCTACTGGGGATTCCGCATTTATCTGGAACTCAGGGATCATCGGCATCTCTTTCACTAAACTCTTCACCCCCAAACCGAATGGCTTAGCCAGTCGACGAAGTAAATCTTCAACGTTCAAGTCATAAAGCGCATCCATCGTGATACGTGAATCAATCATGTTGGCACTCTTTGAACGTCCCACAACAGACACCGTCTGTGAGCTTGACCCCGTATCTGAATCCGCACTGTCAATCTGTCCTACAAAAATCAGCTGTTCATTTAAGAAAAACTCAACGGGTAAGGGCTCTACTATCTTCATGGGAACAATGCTGCAACGGAAAGTGTGCGCTAATTGTTCAACAGAGTAGTTCAAGTGCGCTTCGTAAAACGGGTGCTTAAGGCCATCGATCTGCATCGTTAATTGGTTCACACGACCTCCCTCACCGCAATCTCACCCTTCAAGAATAAAGGATGCTGAAGTGCATTCATTTTGGTAATAATTTTCTCTTGGGTGAACTCCTCATGAGCAAGACTGAGCGCGGGTTTATAACGAGGTGACCGCACCGTTTTATGAGCAGTACTGCCTTCCACAACTTTATCCTGCTGATTTTTGACATTACTCTTTAATATTGTAAGCGCATCGAACAACGCCATGCTTTCAAGCGTTGAGACTTGGGTGATCTCACTGATTCGATCATCCAAGTTCACGAGGAGTATCGATAAATCCCGCTTCACCGTCTCGGGTTGCTTGGTCGCTAGGGTGATATCATAGGTCTCCCCCTTCTCTAGGTTGATGATGTCTTTGCTCATCTTGACCGCCCCCGTCACCATTTGCATGTTGTGATACTGAGTCGGGGCATTAGCTTGCACTTGACTCAACAGTAGCTGTTGCACACTTCGGGCATTATCAACCGCTTCACTTTCTGAGTCGGGCTCTGACTGGATCCCATCAGCCACCGCATCGAAAGACGCGGTAAAACGATCGGCGAACTCTACCGGTGAAGTGCTCACACTGCTTATCGATGAAAAGGCGTCTTTGATAGCCCTATTAATCTCTCGTAAGGCTTCATCCGCTAAGTTCAATCGATTCGTTACATCGACCAACACATCGAGCGCATTGGTTGCCTGTGCTTGTACTTGATTGATTTGAGCAACACCTAAACTCTTCACTTCTTCAATAAATCGTTCTTTCGCTAAACGCTCGACGGCTTTCACCTGCATCTTGGTCCGAATAGCCGGTGGTGCAGTGATTGAAGGTGAAGTGCCTGCACGAACAAACTTTAGACTCAGCGTCACTAAGCCTTTCTTCGTACTGATGTTTTGGGAAACATCCTCAAAGACAAGAGAGAGCTCACCGAGCCAAGGATGTTCTAATTCCCCTTCCGGAGTCGCGTCTAAATTATCCAGTAGAGCGTTGGATTGGACCAAAGAACGAGGGCCAACGAAGACAGTTTCAATCGTATAAGTTCTGGCTTTGGTGCCCATCACCTTGATGTGAGGGAGGTCCGCATAAGGTATTTCACTGACTTGTAAACGCTTACCACCATCGAAGGTAATAGAAAGGATATTGAGCTTATGCCCGTTCCATCTTGCGTACTCGTATTGTCGTTCCCACATCAAAACCCCACCCAACTAAAGACAAAACGGAAATCTGCAGTTAAGAAGGAAAATTTCGAGATGGATAAGAGCGCGATGGCCTTTCTCGGGGTCTCCCACCCCTCCACACCGAAATTCCGAACTGCAATTTTGCGATCCTAAAAACGATCGTCTTTCAGTTGGATTAGTAAAGCACAACCCCTGATATATCTACATCGGAGGCTGTTTTATATTGAGGATTTAGAGATCAACCCAGATCGTTTTAAGTCGTTTTTTTTTAAATTTGATCTTTGAGTTTGAAAAGGATGCTTTAACCACTTTTTAAACATATCTGAGAGGGTTATGTCCCTCACAATCAGACATTTTCGCACACCATCAGCAACCGCTTACGGTTACATTTTTGTAGACATTTTTATATAACCATCCCATAATCAATAACAAATTCATGTCGAGACACTTTTGTTAAGAGCCGCATTATTCATCATTGCATCTCGATTAACGATTGAAAGATCTCATCAATAAGGAGGCTCTATGTTTGGTTGGTTTAAACAGCAAGACAGTTCTGATCGTCTTCTTGCAGCCATGATTAAAAATCGCAAACAAGTTATCATCAATGACAACGGTTCCATTCGCGTCGACCTCAACAACAAAGAGGTCCAAGAGCGTATCCGTAAAGACCTTGAGAAGCTTAAGCAACTAGAAGCTTTGTAAATGTCATGGGCGTAGTTTTAATTGCGGTAGTCCTAGTCACGGGCTACCTTTTTTCTTCCCAGCACCTCCCCTCAAAATATAAACTCAATCGAACCGACGGTTGGCACTCATACTTTTTTGTCGCTTATCAAGGCGTTGTCTTCAGTACCATTAGTGCTTCTCTTTGTGCTGCTGTTGACTATTTCAACTGTATATCGCTTTTCCTTGAATCCCGTGGCTATTTGCTTAGTGATTTAGATAATCTCTTTTTAAACATTACACAGATTAAAACCACTGTTTGGGCATTAACCACTGTCGTTTTAGCTCAGCTTACAGCATGGATTACGGTCATTTATTACAAACTACGACCCAATAGAGCATCGAAGCGAATTCAAAAGCTGATCGTTAGTCACCCATTAGAATCATTTATTTTCGAAGCCGCTTATGAAGGTAAGTTGGTCATGGTTACAATGTCGACTCGTAAGACATATGTGGGGTTTTGTTTAGGTAATGAATTCACGAATGGAGAGGTTGAATTTATTTCACTTCTACCTTACCTGAGTGGGTATCGTGAGAAAGATATATTAACATTTGAACATACAACCAATTACCGTAAGCATTATCAAGAGCAAGGTATTGAAGATGGTAGTCACCCTACTTTAAACGCCAATGACTTTAGAATCATCATTCCTACAGGTGAGATAGAGTCTTACTCTTACTTTGATATAGATACGTATGTCGTCTTCAAAAAAGAAGAGAAGCACTTGAAATCGCAGGCACTAAGTAACAATACTTACCCTGACTTAAATTACAGTAAAGTGACTATCAACCAAACATCAATCAATAACAAGTCAACATTCACGATCTAATCGCAGCACTTTCTCGTTTCAAAGATATCAATCTGATCCGAAGAGTCTTTACACAGCTCTGGTTGTAACTTTGAATCTGGCTTTTGTCCTGTTTGTTCAATAAAGTGCGAGAATGAAGTGTGTGCTACGAACACACTCCCACAGTTTAAATTCAGACACTGACAGTAAAGCTCCCGTGTTTCCGAACTAATAGAACGTGAAGTCGCAATTCTCGTTTTACTTCCGCATTTTGGGCACGTCACTAACATGTTATGACTCCTAACTGAGTTAACGTTATAGGACTTTCCAGCGTCAATATCTTAAGCGGTGAAAGCTTCACTTAGGCCGATCAACAACTTCATCAGCCATTTCAATCAACCGTTTCATTGCCGCTAGCTTTTCTGGCTTCAATTCTTTTCTTTGATCTGCAATTAAGATACCCATTAGATAGATACCTACATCAGCGCGATTTTCACCTTCGGTGCTAAGTGCTACAGCATCTACAATGAACTCCATCGCTGGTAAAAGTATGTCTTGTTCCTTTAATGACATAGCCCTACTCCAACCCAAATACTGTTTAAACATACAGCAAATGCATGTGTATTCATACAGTATTTGTGTAAAGTGAGATTTATTCCCCAAATTCCTCAGACCCAAATGTTGGGCATGTCACTAACATTAATGTAATCTCCGTTCTGAATTCATACGTCCCATCCCCCGGCGTGATTTAACGCTATTTATCTCTAGCTCTTTCAAAGTCGTTAAACTCTCGACTACCAGTTACATAGGGGTTTTTCCCACCTTTTTTGCCAAGTAGATATGCTTGACGTTTTCTCAAAGGCAAAGAAGTAGCTATTGACCTGGAATTCAGCCTCTCTAGTAAAATTAATGCGTATTCCTCTGTGGAAGCATTAAATATCCCTACAGTAGCTTCAGGCTCTAATTCATAGGCACGTTGTGCTTGTTCTAATGTTTCAAAACTACCCACAAGCTCCACTTTTGGCGACCCAATCCCATACCAGTAGCTCATATATACCTTCCTTTTATGTCGTGACTAGTCGCCCTTTCCTCAGCTTCACTGACGTGTATTTATCTATCGGTACAGTATTACCAAGCGACAATGGCCGCAGCAAGCATTGAACCCCTTTAACGCTCCATCCGGTCACGTCTATCAATGCTTGCTCAAGTGGTGATATCGGTATTTTTTCTTTCTGGTTACACTTATTTTCAGTGCTCCAAGGAAGGGCTCCGCCCTTTTCAAGAGCAAGAGCTCGACGCTTCACGTCTTTCTTCTTAACCAAACAGAACTCTTCGCTGCAGGTTTCTATAATTGTTCCTAACCAGTTAATTCCAATGACACGTTTGACCTTCTCACCGTACTGGTTGAATTTTTCTCTATAAGCCAATTCGGCTTTAAAACCCAATTCACAAAAACCTTTCCAACGGGAATTATCGGCATGATCACGAAGCTCCTCCAACTCTTCATCAAAAGCCGTTTCCATAGGGTTAGCTCTACGTAATTGTCGCCAAAGCCCGACTGAAGGAGAACCTGATTGAGAGAATTGCTTAATTCTGTGTAACCGTGACCATGCCGTTGCAGAAAGTGCCGTTTGGGCCGCCTCTCCCTCAGGCATGTGAGCCCCGTTAATATTTTTGGAAATGTACTTAATAATGTAACCCGTTGCCGTGCCTTTTGATGGGTCGCATTCTTTTATGGTAATACGAGGCGTTTTATCAAGCTTACCGTTAATAATGAGTTCCTCTTTATCCTCATCAATCGCGATGCCTTCAATAATATTTATCAAGTTTTGCTTTTGGTCTGGATGTACATACAAAAACAAATGAGCATGAGGTGTGCCGTCTTTATGTGGTTCAGCTACACGAAGCCCAAACCACTGAATAGCTATCTTTGGTTTTTTAAACCATGCACGTGCTAATCTCCACTTCTCCATCATCACTTCATGCGCTTCTTTGGGTGTACACCCCATCCATTTAGTTGAGTTACGATGGTATTTACTCGGCAATGTCCAGTTAACAAAAATGCCCTCATAGCCCATTTCAATCGCACGTTCTTCATCTCCACGGCTGCGCACGACCAATTCAATGCGGCGATTTTCTGGGTTCGCTGTGGTGCGCTTAACCACCTCCGCAAGATCAAATGATTCTCCGGTCTCATTACTCAGGACCGACATGGATTTCACAAATTGCTCTGCCTCTCTTTGCTTCTTTTCCCAACGAGCATAAGAGCGACTCGATACATATTTACGTTGACCTTTGTTAGGCCCTACTCGCCCCAACGCAATTTGCGAATATTCAATATATTGAGTGCGTAAAAACTTAAATTTACGTACTAGGTAATGGACATCCAAACAACGACGAATCGCGCGTTCTAGCTCGCGCTCTGCATCTTGGCTAGTTTGATGTTTCTTTTTGATGGGTGGAGCTTTGATATAAAAACGCTTCATATCATTGCTAATGCCATTAAACACTTTTTCAAGTGCATCAAGATAACCGAATTCACTTTCTTCGATTTCAATCATTTGAATCAAACGTATAAACATTTCAGTAAGGTTTGTCGCTAAGTGCTTTAACGCTTCATCACACATCAAGACACTATGGTTTAACTCTACTGACTTACTAGCACCGCTGTGCAAACGCTGCCTTTCTTGTGCATTACTACGCTCATCAACAAAAGTGTACTTATCTTCAATAAATGGCGTAAATTTAAGTGCATGCTTCACTGAGTCGTTAATGAAGCGATCTATATTCTCTTGATTCGCGTTTGTTCGCTGTTTACGGCGAAAAACCTGAAATCTCACATCCTCTTGTACAATGCGAGGTAGTCGGGGTAAAAACTTACGAGCAAATAATGGATACATTTAGTACTCCTTATAACTTCGAATGCTTTTTTTATTGGATGGATAATTCCATTCCGTTGCCGCCTGGTTGTAATTTGGTGCAGTCGCGCCTTCATGTCCGCACTGGTTACAGGCCACATAGTATTTAGGGGGGTCATCTAAACTTCGCGCACAAAACACATCGCTACTTTGGCACTTAGAGCAATTATGAATAGCTTGAAATGCTATATAGCTTGCCATCTCTATTCCCCACAAAGCTCTTCAGTACTTACAGGCCCAAAGGTTCAGCGCATGAATAGACTTCATTGGCTCAAAAGAAATATCACTCATAATCCACGTAACTCCTGTCTATCCGTGAGCATATGACCACCCGTGTTTATTCCTTTATGCCGCTCTCTCTTTGCTATCTTTCAGCTCAGCTATCCGATCGATTAACGTATCTTCAACCTCAAGCAACTCCGTCAGTGCAGACTCACTATCAAGCAAAACGATTAGGTGAAGCCCTTTAGTACGATTACCTTCGAAGTGAAACACACCGAAATATTGTCGTTTTGAGGAATACTCAACACGTAAATCAATCTCTTCACTGTTTTCAAATACCAAATTGAAAATAGAATTCACCGTGTGATGAATGGCTCGTCGATTGGCGACTTCCTGCGTCTCGATACTCATACTTCCTCCTTATGACCAATTGCGTTTAATGCTTTTCGCTCTGCGACTGATCGCCGCCTTCAAAGCAAAGCTCTCTGTTTGTTCATACTCAATTCGTAGTTTCTTAAGTACACCCTCACGAACGTTTTCTTTTACTTGCTTTAGCATTGCTAAGCCCCTCGCCTTTTGTTCTCGATTCAAGCTATATGCCGGCAAGTCAGGGCATGGACGATGAATTGGATTAATCGATTCCATTGGTGTCTCTCCTAGGCAAATCCTGGAATAGGCGCACCAGTTGCGACAAAGTCCACCCCCATACTCAAGAAAGGGGTGACGCCTTTAGTGCGGTTTTCTAGGTCTGAAATAAGAAGCACAAGGTTGCTAATGCTCGCTTGTGCTTTTTTGATAATGGCGTGTTTATTAGTTCGACTAAGACGAGTTCTCCCAGCATGCTCTAAAGCCATGCGAGACAACTCACCGGAAATCATGCCATTTTCTAATGCGCGTTTAATGAAAGTTTCTTCACGTGCTTCTTGAGGGAGTTGCGCTGTCACCACGCCGAGGCCAAGCAAAAGACTATTGAGAATGGTGTAGTTGCCACTCGCCTTAGTGATCATTACTAACTCTACATTGGTAAGAATGTGGGGCTGCTCGGGGTTGAGCTTGTTACGGAGCATAGTGGGATTCATATCCAAGCTCTGAGCCAGCTGGGTCATGTTCTCCGAGCTGGCAAATGCACAACATGCTTCATGAAATGCATTTTGTTTTGAGCTACGGAATTCGCACATTGAGTCAAATTCATTCATAACGAATACTCGATTGAAGATAAACGGGACGAAAATGAAGACCCGACCAACAACCTAGAACTACAACATACATGCTCTTTAGTCGGACTTTGAGAAGTTAGACTCGTGACGGTCTACCCCAACCTTTCCATCGTTTCTCGAGTCGCTATTTCAAGTAACGCAACCATGTTGATCAAAGGGGTATCTTTAGGTTTGTCTTTCTTTTTAATGGGTAAGCGACCGTCTTTAACCCAATCGATGATGGTACGTTTTGGCATACCGGAGAATTGAGAGTATTGGTCGTACGTCATGAAAGGCGTATTTATGACTACTTGATATGAAAGCATAATGGTATCCTGTTAATTTATTGATTATCTTAAATCGGACAATAGGAGCGTAAACCGCACCGTCCAGTCATCATTTGAGTGAAAATATAGACTTCTTATGAGTGAATTACAAGAGCAAATACCATCTTTTGAATACATTGGCGGCCGTGAAGTTACCGAAAGGATGAAGAAAGTCACGAAAACGAAAGATTTTAAATCCCTCGGTGACGTGCTTGGCATTTCAAAAGGGACAATATCTACGTGGCACCAGCGAAATCTGACTCCTTTTGAGGTAATTTTAAGACTTCATTTGAAAACTGGCGCCTCAATCAGATACCTAGCTTTAGGAGAAGGTGAAGCTTTCCCTGAGCAAATAGTCCAAAAGCATAAATCTCAGGAAAATGAAGCTAAGACACTTTTTGATGTCGATTACTTCACTCTGATTAATGGAAAGCTTGTTGGAAGTGAAACGCTAGCTTTCGATAAAAGCTATCTAGACAGACTTGGGATTCTGAAAATAATCGGCATCGAGAGCGATGGAACTACATTTATTATCGATCAAGAAGTCCATCAAGCAGTAAGCGGGACTTACCTAGTGGATATGGACGGTCTACTCTCGCTAAACGAAATCCAACGCTTACCAGGTAAAAAACTAGCTATCAGCTTTAATGGTTCGACGTTAACTGTCAAAGAAGATGAAGTGAGGGTTGTGGGTAGAGTTGCGTTGGTTATGGAGAAAAAATTGTGACTAATAGTACACAATCTAAACCAGCATCGAAACTCACCAAATGGCTAGGTTATACCGTAATAATTGGGTTAATCCCCATCGGGCTTCGCTTTTCATTAAGTAGCTTAATGGATGGCGTTGCTCCTATTTCTGCGGGAGAGTTTATTGCTCTAGGATTTGTACTACACATCTCAATATTAAATGAATTAGAGCATATGACTGGTGATGAAACCTGGAAATCACTAAGTAACGTTTTTTCCATATGCGCAATTGTTATGTACACAGGTTTAATGGCGGTTTTGCTAGCAGTTGAAGCTGGATTTGATAAGATAAAATTTGAACAGTTAACTCAGTTATCGACTACCTTAGCGGGTTGTTCGTTCATTTTTTGTTTAGTCATATTTTTGAGACTGACGGTTAAAGCTAGATCAGAATCACTCATAACAAGTGGGGAGACGCCATGTTAATAGACATTTTAATCAGTGGTATCACATTCATTGCTATTACGTCGACTTTGATTTTTTCCGCTTGGACCTACATCGACACTAGACGCAAATACTCTCTCCATGAGTTCTTTGCAAATACTAAACAAAAAAGAAAAGAAGCGAGAGAACGCTTCAAAGAGCGAACAAGGCTAGAAAAACGTGATTAAAAATTTTATCTATTTAGACGAACAAAAGCTCTATTCATTTTCATCCCAACTATTTGAAGGTGTAACTGAATATAGTTTAAAGCAACACAGTATAGAAGAAGCTGAAGAGGATACTCAAAAAGGTAAATTCGCTTCTGGCCTCGCAATAGCTAGCGCTGTAAAGGAAGCGTCTAGCTCCACATCAAAAAAGTTTTTGCACGATTACGCATTCAACCTATTCGAAGAAGAAATAACAAGAACAGGTTATCTACAAGATGTTTCGGCTGTAAACCCCGTTTCATTCGATGAAATCTGCAATTCTGGAAAATCATTTATCCGAATTCGAGCTAAAGGTAAGTTTGTTGATACGCAAGAAGTTCAAGAATTGATGAAACACTTTAATGAGTTAGGAAAAGCTATTCTTAACGCACAAATAGCGGATCAGTATAGAAAACTTGAAATACTTAAAACACAAAATAAAAACTCTAAAGCAGCTAAAGAGCTTCAATCTCAAATAGACACTCACATACGAGATAACCTAGCACAAGCTCAGCTTTCGATGCCGAAGCAAGTACTTGAAGGTTTAGATCTTATACTCAATCAATTCGGTGATGAATTAATTCGATTCCAACAATTTTGCGGTGAGGTTGAATTCTCATCTTTAATGGAGAGAGACTACTTTAAAGATTCGATTAAATCTGTTTGTAAAAAATATGCTAGAAAAACGGCTAGAGAGTTCATCGTTTTAGGAACAATCAGTCACTCTCACGACACCCAAGAAGTTGCAATTAGCCCAATCCCGACAACTGCATCAATGACTAAACATATCATAGGTCTCTCTGAAACATTATATAATTTTGATCAGGTCTTTGCTTCTAAAGGTGAACAAGAGATTATTATCGAACCAATTGCTATTTATACAGAGATTTAAGTTAAAAGTAGTCGAGAAATAAATATGTCTATATACCTCGGAAAATTATCAATAATTACGATATTAATATCAGGAATAGTTTCAAGTTATACTTATAGCTCAGACATTAATATATCAGAAGTTCACCAAACTCAAGAAAGCACCAAAACAATTCAACCCGTTACCCTATCTGAGGATTTAGATTTAAAAACTATTTCAGATTCAACTAATAACAAAAATGAACCTTTAAATTCAATTAAAAATGATAGTACACAAGAAATTAACTTAAATCTCATCCTCGAACAAAATCGGGTATTACGTTCCGAGATTATGGAGTTAAAAAGACAGATTGAAATTAGACCTACGAATGAGTCCTTCAATTTACTTACAACCTCTTTCTACGAAAGATTAAGAACTACTGACGATAGTATTAACATGTGGGGCACAATCACCGGCTGGTTCGGTGCCTTTATAACACTCGTTTTAGCAGCAATGGCTATTATGCATTTCGGAGGCTTTAGAGAACTCAAGAATGAAACCAAACGGGTGCTCAATGACGCTAAGAGAGATAGTCGTGTCGCTGCAAACGCTGCAGTAACCGACGCTAGAATTAAAGCTGAATCGGCTACTACAAAGCTTGTGAGTGAATTCCTAGATGACAAAGGAATTAAACAAATTGAAATTAAAATTAACCAATTTAACTCGCAAATTTCTCATGCTGAAGAAAAACTATCGAGAATTGACCGCACATTAGAATTAGCAAACAATAGCGTCGTTAATCTTCAACAAAAAGAAGCTATGATAATAAGCACTTCAAAAGATAATGAAGATATTAAAAATAAAGACATAATAGAATATTTTGGGAAATTAAATAAAGATCGCACCTTTCAAGAGAGTACAAATATATTAAACAATTACTTTACCAAGAGTAATTATAGGGATGCCTTAAAAATAATAAAAACCATAAACAAAGAGCTTTTATCAGCACAAGAAACTCTCACGTTAGATCAGTATGAAGCATTTTGTTACTGTCAACTAAGTATCCATAATAAAGCTTGCTCTCTTTATCATAGCCAGCTAAATAAACTACTAGACATAGAAACCTTTGAAAGACAACAAGAAAATGTTAATTCCTTCATTATCCTGCACAATATTTCATATTCATTAATGAAAGAAGGTCAACCTGAAAATGCTAAGGCTATAATATCATTCTTAATGGATCTTGTTTTTAATAAATCCTATAAATACCAATACGTCCCAGCTCTAATGACTATATTAGATAAATGTAACAATGGGACGCTGGTCGAGCAGTACATTGAAAAATCAATCGAGATTTTTTCTGACGACCCTAAAGTTTGTTATAATCTCAACAGATTCAGATTGTCGAGAGCAATAGAAATGAATGTCGATTTTAGTTTTGATTACAATGAATTTTTGGATAGTTCGACAGATAAACAAGATGAATCTAACGCATATGCATTGATTACCCATCACCTTTTCACTCAAAAAAAGTGGCTTGAATTACTAGTAAAATATGAAGAATATAAAACAAAAACCACTAAAGAAGAAATAAGAATAAATGATGGCTCATATATTGCCATATTACTAAATAGAGCTTACGCATATTATAACTTAGGCTCTAAAAGAAAATCCTACCACTTAATGAAATATATAAGAAACCAATGTAATAAGCGTCTAAGCCTTAAATCTATTAAAGATTTAGACGAATACAAATACCTCATTGACAATCTTAAGTTGTAA